CTTGGTTGCCAAAGCCTTTATAATCTCTTGCCATTAAACAATGAGATTTTTTTATATCAGCTTTTGCTAATTGCTTACCTTGATTAATAACCATGTCAGCAACTCCGTTATCTTCAAGAATATCTTTAATGACAATTCCTTTATCTTCTGGAACTGTAACATTAGGTATATTCGTCCAATACAATCTTCGTCTTGATTGCGCTGAAACAAGATTTGAATTAATCTCAATAGGCTCGACCCCAAGATATTCACTTATAATATCTCTAGACTCTTTATTCATGACCACGTTTTCAAGCATAAAATATTTTGGTTTGCATTGTCTTAAAATTCTTACAAACTCAAAAAATAATTTACTTCTTGGGTCATCAAAGTTTAAACGGTTTCCAGATTTACTGAAACCTTGGCAAGGCGAACCACCAATTAACAAATCAATTTTGCTTTCATTAACAAAACTGTTTCCGTCAATCTTGGTTACATCGCCAACATGAATTGTAGTCGGAAAGTTTTCTTTTGCTACTTTGATTGCATACTTATCAATCTCACTTGCAAAATATTGGTCAACCTTCGCCCCTAATTTCTTTAAAGCAATTTGACCACAACTCATACCGTCAAATAATGATAGTACGTTCATATGTGTTTCCTTTTGTAGTTAGTTAATAAAAGGGCTTACGCCCCTCGCCCCTCTAATTATGTAAAGTTGGAAGGGCAAAAAGCTTTCGCCCCTCGCCCCTCCAATCCTCTACAAAAAGGGAGTTTTTTGATAAAATCAAATTAATGATTTTAAAATAGTAAACGGTTTTATTCGTTCACTATCAAAGCGCCTTAATTTCTTTTTTGATTGTTAAGAGCCTATTATATTTTTAATTTCTCTTAATTGATTTAGAGCCGTTTTATTAACGTCCATGTCTCTAAATTCTTTATTTGTAGAATTGATATAATGAAATAAATCCATTTCACCAATTGGAATATTAACGCCTTTTGACTGACTATAATAAAATTCCTCTTCTAAAAATTTAGAAATATTACAAGGCGTTTTACGTCCAGTAAATATTTCAGTTATCTTAACTATTTCATTTAGTTTCATATGTTTTTCTCCTTTTGTAGTTATTGTTAAACCGTGAGCTCTCACGGCATTTTAAAAAATCCAGGTAACGCAAAAAAAAATTTTTGAATTACTGAACATCTAAAACAAAACCAGAATAATCGGTTTTTGCTTTACCTTTTGCGACTAGTCCACAAATTGAGTTTTTAATATCTAAAAATCTCAAATCAGTTTCATCAGCATTTAAAACGTTAAAACCTTTGAAAGTTTTAGGTAGATATTTTCTAAAAACGGCTGAAATATTTCCACCTAATTTTAAAATGTTAAACGCTTCTTTTTTGTTATCCTCGTTTAAAGAATAAGTAACATGATAATTTGACGGCATTTTACCGTTTACGAATTTTAAAGCCCTTTTATAGACTTTTGTATAATCGTAAAATTGGACATCTGGAAACTGTTCCATTATACCAAAATTTTCAAAACTTATGTCACTAGTTCCATTTAAACGAATACAAGGAATAAAACCTTTTTTCTTACAGTTTAAAACGTGGTTATGAATTTCACGTGTTAACTGTCTTAAAAATGATTTTCGTTCTTGTATAAACCACCTTGTTTTATTTATTCGACCTAATTGAACATTACTAAAAGCCCCATGGCCACTTGTATTTAAACAAGAAGCCTTGCAACCTTTTGAAGCCATTGGACAAACATTAAAACCACTTAACGTTGAAGGCGCAAAATATAAAATTGCTGTTTTATATCCATACTTTTGACCCTTCACGGTTTTGGCGTTGTTATCTATGTTTAAAAGTTTTCTAGACTTTTTAAACGGTTTTCTTTTGTTCATATGATTTTCTCCTTTTGTAGATTTAAGAAAAAAAGACGCTTTGATAGTAAACGAATTAAAGGCGCTTAATAGAATGCTGAAAGTTTTTTAAATGTTTATTATTATCGTTTAACTTTATATTTTGTTTTGGTCATTTTACTTTTAAAATAATCATAGTTATGTGAACTACACATATACATTATATAATTATTTGGGTCTGTAACTTGATACTCAGAAAACGCATTTTTCTTAATTGCATTCTCAAAGCATTTTTTTGGTTCATCATGAAAAACACTCTCAAGATGTGAATTGATAACCTTAGAAGGTTTATTTAATTCAGCCGTAAAAGTCTCAGCTTGTTTAATTTCCGTATCAGTTAATAAATATAAATTAGTCATATGATTTTCTCCTTTGTAGTTTAAAAAAAAAATCAGCATTCAATTAAACGCCTTTAATCGTTTTAAGCATATTGAAACTAGATAATTATTTGATTTACATTTTAATAAATGAATTAAAAAGACAACGAGCCATTAATCTAATTATTGCTTTTGAGATTTTACAATTATGCTTTTGACATAATAAACGGTTTTCGTTTTCTCAAGCCCTTAAACCAGTATTAAGCTTTTAATCTCTTTTTTGCTTATCCTAAAGGTGCATTTATATTTTTACACTAAGTCGTTAATGAATACAACCCATTTACGGATTAAATGCAAAAAAGCATAAAATAAGCCATTTTTAGCGCATTATTTAAAAAGCCTTTAAAACCGTTATTTTGTGAAAAAACCAAAAAATAGGCTAATTTGACCAAATCAACCAAAATTAAAAGCCCTAGGAAGGCCATACAGAGCCTTTAAGCCTTCATTAGGTACTATGACACCCCCCTAAATTTAGCTTATTATAAATAAAATATTATTTCTTTATCATTAGCACCAATTGATAAAATTCTAATTCTATTAAATTTATTAAATAAGGTTTTATCTTTTTTAAGGCTTAATGTTTTAACTAATTGTTTAAGTTCTTTGTAACTGATTTTATTCATGAGTATTAATTTAAATAATAAAAACATTAATACAAATATAAAAGAGTAATATTTTATTATTATGAATAATCAAAAGTTAATCTTTAAGTTTAATTAAAAAGAAAAAAAAATAGACCCCACGACAAAGACAAACCCAAAATAAAATTAAAAAAAGAACATAAAAGTTAACCAACGGTTATAACAACCGATAAAGACTATAGGAAAAACGCCAATCCTGGAACAGAACAAAAGGTGAACAAAAGAACAAAGGGGGAACATTGCCCTCTTTATTATAATGATACCCTCTCAGATTTTTTTACCAAAATCTTACGGATAAACCTAATGATTAACAAGGGTATGTACCCTAATAGTATTATTTCTGGTAATGTCATGCTCTACTCTCCTCTATAATGGTTAATGGGTGGGTAGGTTTCATATATAACCTACTTAAAGACACTTTATGTTCACATTAAGGTTACATATAGGTGACTTTCTACCCCCTAGTTCTAATAGGGGTACTAATTAAACCACCTTGAGTTACTTGGCTTTTGACCTACTGCATTTTCCATAAATCTGTCTAAATCTTGTCTTAACAAGTCGTTCTTATGCTCATTAAAAGATAACTCCTGGTCTCTGTCCATTCTTTCTACCCAATAATTTACTGCAATAGATAAAGCGTCTAGTTGGTCATCATGTCTAATAGAACCTTTGTCTTTAGTAATACGAGTCATTTGTTTAAACAATTGGTGGTCCAGGTCTAACTTAAAGTCATCTTTAATTAGTTCTTGGCTAACAACTAGTCTATGTTGGTTCATAACAGGCTCTAGAGTGTCTATGATACGTAGTTCTTTCTGTTTTGAGTGTCTTACCTCTTCAATAGAACAAGGGTGTATACGAGCCATTATGGGCTTTAGAAGGGCTGTTGCCATTCCGTCACCAAAGTTAGACTCTAATACTACATAATTAACATCTTGTTGTTTAGCTATTGTTGCAAGTTCTTCTAACGTAGTATTACTATATCCACCTATCAAACCACCACAAGCTGTTACATATAAAATACCATGAAGCATTTTAACAACAGCAAAGCCAGTTCTATCAGCACCACGTCCTGCAGGGTCAATTGCCATAACTGAACCTTCAAACGGTGCGTACTCTTCAGATAAATACATAGGCGCTACGTAGTAGTCACCTTTAAGTCCGACATTAGGCAGCTCACTATCTATATTCTTAATTTGGTCTGTAGAAGAAGCCCATTGTATCTTTGCAGGTGCTTCTTTCCACGTGGATAAACCAGATACGACAATTAAGTCGTTTAGTTTAAGTGGATATTTTTCTAAATCACTTAAAGTTGTATCTAACATAAACTGTAAAGCAAAACCACTACGGCCATAAGAAGCTTGACGTTCCATTAAGTCTACTTCATCAAATCTTTGTGGGTCTGTAGGTTTACCTTCTAACTTTTTATCTTTCTTTAACGCTTCAGTTATTGTTGGTGCTAATTTACCACCTAAATTAATCTGTTGCGTTGGTGTAGGATATAAAGCCGTCCATACTCTTGTTCGAAATCCTCTTTCTTCCAAGTCATTGTACAAACTCATTTCTGTTTGAGGTGTACCTAGGAATACAATACGTCCTACTTCAGGTTTGATGATAGCGTCAAATTCTTTTACGGTCTCACCAAGTCTGTCCCTCATTAATTGTGTTTGAGAGTTATTAGCTGACTCCACGTCATCTGCGATAATTAAATCGGCACGTGAACCAGTCAATTGCGATGTAACACCTAAAGATTTAACTGAAGGTGCGTGTGACGCTCTAGCCGGTGCTACGTCAAAAGAAACTTTAGAATGACGTTGGTCATCTCTAGGTTTTAAGTGATGTAACAAAGGCATTTCACTTATAAGTCTTTGTGTAAATGTACTAAAGTCATCTGCTCTGTTTTTACTGGCAGATACAACTAGAATATTTCTTTGAGGGTTAAGTAAAAGTTGATGACATACAAAAGCTGATGTAATCCAAGATTTACCTACTCCTCTAAAAGCTTCTATTACTATACGTTTAGAACCATTTTGCAGATAATCTGCTATATCGTACTGTATAGGTGTTGGGTTGGGTAGATTTAAATGTTGCCAAGCAAGATATAAAAAATTTTTAAAGTTTTTTACACTTGGCTCTATGTGTGGTGTTTTTTTATTCATAATTAAACCAATTATAACAAGCGTAAACGGATAGACCTAAATACATACACTCCATAAGAGTTCTGGGTTTGTCCTGGTCCTTAAAAGATATCATAATCCATATAGAGCAAGATATTGCGCCTATAAACCATCCAAACCATTGTAATCGTAGTATTGTACTAGATAATATTCCTACTGACATTGCAGCTAGAATAAATCCTATCCACCGAATGTTATTTTTCGTCAAATGGTAAATCGTCTGTGATACTATTCTTAGGTTGTTCATTTACTTCTACTCCATAAGTTTTGCAAGTATCTAAACAAACTTTTAATTCACTAGCTGTTAACTTGTCTCCACTTGTTAACATCTCGTATGCTTTATCTACTAAAAGTTTTGGTAAAATTTTAGTTTTTGCTTCAAACGAATTTGGTTTGTCAGACATTAGATTGCTAGTAATATTAGTGACCAAACAACAAAAGCTATAACTTTTCTTTTGTTATCTTTAGCCCAAGTTACAAAATGGTTTTTCCATTGTGTAGGTGTTTCTCCGTATATTATCATTTTTTATTCCTCTACTATTTGTATTATGTGTAATCTTCCAGATGAGTCTATTTCAAGTTGCGCTAAAACTTCTTGGCAACTCCATCTTATTCTATCTGGGTTTGTGTTTCTTTCGGCTTCACGTTTTAATTTTAAGCAGTTCCCTATTGAGTCAGTAATCATAAATTCGAAGGGTTTGTCACCACTCTGTTGTGTAAACATAAGTAATGCAATTACCAACGCAGTTTTCATTTCATTCTCCTTTAATGTGTGCCGTTATTTCGAAGTTTATCAATTAAAGTTTCGGCTTTCTTTAATCTTTCTTCTAAAAATTCTACTTTAAGATTTAATGCAGTAATTTGTGGTAGTTCTTCTTCTACATCTTTTTTTAACTTGTCTTGATTTGTACTTACAAATTCAACAAGCATAAAAAGTTCTTGTATTTGAGGTGACACCATGTTTCCTTTAGGAACACCTACAATAAATTCATTTGCTGATTCTAAATCAGATAACATTAATTTTTGTTCAGTCTCTATAACGTTAAGACGTTCAATAACTGTAAATGCAAACCAAGCGCCAACCAAACAAGCTGCAATTATGCTTATTAAGTTTTTCATGGGCATTGAGACTGGTGTTGTATCTGATATTTTCATTATTTCCTTTTCATTAAGTCAACACCTTTAAGACCGTAAATTGAGCCAACTACTCCTATAAATAATCCCTGATACCAAAAAGGCATATTAGAAAAATATTCAAAGAAAATATCTAGTTTAGCACGTATGTTAGGGTCGTCAGAGAAAACAGAGTAAGCCAATAAAATAATAGGAATGGATATAAGAACCAAGACGAATTCATCTTTCCAACCATTATCATTACTAGCGATAATAGCTTTCTTATATTCGACTTCACCTTTGACCATCCTTTCTACATGGTTTCTCTCTGCTACTGCTTCGAGCTGCTTTGTTTCTTTTTTTGTTTGATAAATGTTTGCTGCTGTTTTAACACCAAACGTTAATAATTTTAATATTGGTAATCCCATTATATATTCTCCACTTTAATTGCACGACATTCAAATTTAATAACTATTTTGTTTTCGTTAACAAATTCTTTGTCCCACTCCATATTTTCTTCTAATTGTTTAAATGTAGTTTGAGCAACTGCATATCCATTCATGACACAATCATAATGATTATTAAATTGATAACCTGCGTATGTATGAGAAGGACATTGTCCAGTATTCATGCTGCACATATACAGCACTAATAAAAATTTCATTTAAATTGAAAGAAACCTATAATTCCAACAATTAATGTTCCAATAGCAAGGATAACTTTAAGTCCACCTTTACCCATAGAAACATCTGTTCTTAGAGATTTAATTTCTTTTTTCATTTCTTCTATGCTTTTAAGAATGTTATTCATTCGTTCAGCACAAAGTTTTTCATGTGATGAAAGTCTAACACCAGTAGCGACTTCGCTATACTCTTGTGGTGTAATCTTTTTTTTAGGCATTAGATTGCATATCTCACAATGACAATTCCTGTAGCACCAGTACCAGAACTTTGAACAGTACCACCATTCCAACCTTGACCACCACCTCCACCACCAGTATTAGCGATAGAAGATATACCTGAAAACCCTGCACTATCTGAACCAGAAGCACCACCACCTGCACCACCATATAAATCTGTGTTAGTTGCATTATTTTGGTCAGAACCACCTCCACCACCTGCAATGTAAAGTGTTCCAGAAGATGAACCAGTTGTTGCTGAATTTGAACTGTCTGTTCCTGCTAAAGCGTTTAATAAAAATGCTGTTGTTGAAGCTGTGTCTCCTACAAATGTTGAACTTCCAATACCACCAATTCTGTTGCTAGGTACACCACCTGCACCACCACCTGCATAACCTGCATAGTTGGGGTCGCCATTGTTTGCACCACTAGATGAACCACTAAATCCAATACCATATCCATAAGTAGAATTTTGTGTTGATGAACCTGCTGACCTGTTGGTTCTACCTCCACCACCACCAGAGCCACCATTTCTACCATTAGAGCCATCTTCTCCAGAACCACCACCACCACCTAATGCTGTGTGGCTATTAAATGTTGAATTTTGTCCATCAGAACCATTAGTATTGTATGAAGCTGAACCACCACTACCAATTACTGCGGCGTATGTTCCTGCTGAAAGTGATTGACCAGTTATCCATACAAGACCTCCTGCTCCTCCTCCTGCACCAGAGTGATGTCCACCACCACCCCCACCACCGATTATTAAATAATCAACAGTTCTATTACCAGTAATAAAATTACCATTTGATGTAAATTTGTGTAATTTATAGCTAGTACCACCATAAGTGTAGGTATAAATATTATTTCCACCAGTAGCTAAATCTTTAATAATAATATTAAAACTTCTATCAGTAACATTTGTTCCATCACTTGCTCTGCCAGTAAATGTAAGAGTAGTATCTGATGAAACTGTAGGTGCTGTTCCTGTAATTGCACCAGTAGAAGAATTTAATGTTAAACTATTTGTAGATAAAACTGAACCACCAGTTTCCGTATAAGAAATTGTTTGACCCTCTGGGTCTGAAGCCGAAATAGATACATTACTTAAACTTGAATTTTCATTAACAGTTGCTATTGTTCCACTTGTTGTCTGCCATGTAGGTTTAGCATCAACATTAAATGCGTCAGCTAAAGTATTAGCTAAACCAGAAAGATTTGTAACTTTTACATCAAAAGGTTCGTTAGCATTTGTGACTGTAGTTGGTACTCTAGCTGTTATTGATGTTTCAGAATTTACTGTAACTGTTGGACTAGCATATTCTGTTCCATCATTTCCAATAAATTTAATTGTTGCACCAGAATTAAAACCACTTCCAGTTATTGCTAGGTCATAGTTTGCTAAAATTTGTGCGTCTGTAATATTACTAGCACCAACACTTGAAACTGTTGGTGGTGCGTCAATACTTTTAAAAGATGTACCTGTATAATATTCAGCTAATCCTGTAGTAGAATTAAATCTAAATTGAC